TGGGAAGCAGCCCTCCTCTAAACTGATGCCTTGCCGCCACTCCTGTATTATGAGAAATTTTTCTGAGGAGTGATAGATGTGCATTTGATCTGGTCTTCCTCCAAATCCAGTTTACCCTGTCACTGGCTTGCCTTACTATCTGAAGTGCTTTCATTGCAAGGATAACTCCTGCCATTAGTTTTAGAGGAGTCAGAAGTGAAGCAATAGCGTTAGCAAAACTAACCGCAAAAGGAGCAACATACATAAGAATGTCGTTGGTTATTTTAGTCAAAGAGGTTAGGGCATTATTAAGTTTTGTTTGCTGCTCAAGTTGCTCAATTTGTGTTTCAGATTTAACTGTTGGATTGGCAATAGCATCCGCCAAAGCAAATATATCCGCCCCAAATCCAAACTGCTGCTGCATAGCTTCAACGACAGCAGTAACACCAGTGCCAGTTCCCCCAGCTTGCTCCTTTAACGAGGTTAGCTTGCTCAAGGCTTTTGCAAGTGCTTCTGGAGTAAGCTCCTGTCCCTGAATACCTAAGAAAGCTCTTCGCTGCAAGCCATCTAGCCCAGTGAACAACTGCCCTGCAAACTTAGTTGCCGTTCCAGCGAACTCCTGACCTACCTTTCCGATTAGCTCGGCTGTGGCAGACTCTAACCCAACTGCTGCATCTTTACCAAACTCAACACCAACCTTAATTAGTGTAGAGGACATTTGGTTCAAGGCATTGATCATAGCATCAACACCCACTCCATATTCAATAGCAGTCTGAATAGTTGCCTTGGTCAGACTCGCGGCTTCAGAGGTGGAAAGACCTAGTGCTTGAGAATTGAGTCTGGTAAGCCTATTTCCTGCCGCAACATTAACACCGAATAGAGTCATGGTTTCGTTCAGAGAACCTAACTCCAGAGCTTCCCTACCTAAACCCTGAGATACAAGATTGGAGTAGTTCGCAATATTCTTGCTGAAGGAAATGGAGGAATCTTTTACCTGTCCAGTAAACTGGTTTATCCCCTGAGATGATATACGATTACTCTGAGCTAGAGATCCAGCAGCATCTGAGATTCCAGTAAAAAGCTGACCAGCAAGGGCTGTGAAATCAGTCAACTTACTGCCAAGACCAGTTATCTTTTTCTGTATCTTGGATAACTCGTCTGAGATTCGGTTTATGGTTTCGTTATCAGCCATCAGTTATTGTCTATAAAGGAGTCTATGTCTACAATGTGACAGTCGCTTACATATCTAGTGTTGTAAGTTCTAACTGACAAGTTTGGGTCCGTGAGGTATCGCTGTAGCTCTTTGTATGACATTCCCCCAGAAGTAACCCCCTTGAAGTCTCTGAGCATACTGTTTCTACTAGAGGGGTTCATATTCTTCACATTGATTCCAGTTATGTATTTGTCCTTTGTTGACTTAGCTGACCACTCTGGATATCGAAAAATTAATACTAAAGGATTAGCATCTGTAAATCCTTTTCCTGAGTATCTGAAGGCAATAAGGGGAGACTTATAATCTCTAATCTGATACAAGGCTCCTACTTTGTGGGTTTTAGTTTTTTTCATGTACATGAAATTTGTTGAATTTTTGTGTTCTTTTTTAGTTTCAACCCCCCCTTTAACCCCCCCGTGGGGTTAATTTAATTTTACTGTTTGTTTCTTTCTTCTTTTGTTTCTTTAGTATAAAAAAAAGAAAACAAGAAACAAAAATAAGGAGATTAATTTAAAACTAATCCTGGAAAATGACGAACACGCTAGAACTAATGGAATTCTTTGACCATATGAATTATGTATTATCCCTAGAGTTTAAAGAAAAATGGAGGCACAGGTTTTCTTCTCATTTCGTCGGGATATTCCAGGAAAAACTCCTAAGCAGCTTCACAAAACAAAAAAGACTCAAGTTATCCTCACTCTATAGTACCTATACCAAAAGGCATAAATATTCTAGAGAAGTAGTGCTTGAGTTCTTTAAATGTATTGAAGTTCACGATCTGTACCCAATGGTCTACGAAGACGACAAATACAGAGAGTTTATCAAACGGGGAATTTCTTCTTAGCTTCTGCCTTCTCAGCTTTTTTCTTTTCTTTATGTTCCATTACGGTTTCTTGTAGAAGCTGTTCAGAACCATTTCCTTTTGGACAGATATCATAATAACCGCACCAACGGCAATATCTGTTAGGTTCCGCGAAGAAGTCATCCTTTTTTCTCTTACGAATATCCCAAACCTTCTTCAGAGCCTTCTTAATGTGAATATTGATGTGACCTGAAGTATAGGACATATCCACCAGCTTATCAAGGTGAGGATAGTAATGGGCTACCCTGATTTTGGAATAAGGGACATTGAACATCTTATGAATAGCAAAAGCATAAATGATCATCTGGGGATCCTTAAACATATCCATCTTACTGATCGCTTGCTTTGAGGTTTTATAGTCAATGACTAGGTATTCCCCTTTTTCGTTCTTCACAATGCGGTCAATGATTCCATTCAGAGTAATATCGTCTCCTACTTCCACGGCAAAGAACATTTCAGTGGAGACATCCTCACACTTGCTCCTTAGCTTCTCTTGCAAGGCAAGAAAGTTCCTCAGGCTCTTTTGAGTGTTTTTATCCTTCTCTGGTCCGAAATGGTAGCTCTCCCGTAGGTCCGTGGCAATGGTCTGAAGCTCTTCGATTGTAGTGGCATCGTTGCCGTCCTCAAATATCTTGTGGATATAGGAGCCATACTGTAGTGCGTCCGTGTTGGTATTTGGATTGAAATCTTCGTCAAGATAATCAATATATCGCAGCTTATACTTCAACTTGCAGTCTGAGTATGTCTTTAACTTGGAGGGAGAGAGTCTATTTATGAACATAACGATACCACCTAGCTTTATTAAAGGCTACCTTGAGGCTAAACTGCCCGATTCTAAGGTAGCTGGAAATGAGTATAGGGTCTGTTCGTTCCTTGCGGAAGACGATAAGTACAAGCTATATATCAACCTTGAGACCGGACTATGGACGGACTTCAAGGCTCACCAGTCTGGCAACCTGTACAAGCTCATTTCTCTGTTAGAGAGTATTCCTTATTCGGGAGCCAAGAAAATGGTTGCCAATCAGCTTTGGGACAGCGGTGTTATTTTTTCAGATCACACTAGTGATGATGCGGATGCATCTAATATAAATGTGGTTTCAAGCTACGACAGTAGCTTAATTGAAAATGAGCTTATGAACTTCCAGAAGATTCCTAAAATTGTCACGGGAGCCGATCACCCAACAGTACGGGCTGCTCATCGTCTGCTTCAGAGCAGAAAGCTACCCAGGGAAAAGTTCTTAGTGTGCCTGCGGGGAAGGTATAAAGGTCGCCTAATTGTTCCGTATTTTTCTGCTGGGGAACTGTATTACTTCCAGGCTCGCTCACTGAACAATAATGATATAAAATATCTAAATCCAGGAAAGAGTGAATACGGCGTAAAAGCCTCTGAGTTGCTTTATCCCTTTGATACAGAACTGAACTATGTTGTTATAACAGAAGGACCAATCGACGCTATCGCCCTTCAGAATGTTGGAATCAACGCCACTAGCGTACAGGGTTCCTTTCTCTCCACCAATCAGGCTCGTAGGCTTGCTGGGAAGCGTGCTGTGGTCCTTTCGTTTGATAACGATCAAGCGGGTCGGGATGGAATGGAGCAAGCACAGGGGAAGCTCCTAGAGTGCTTTCACAGGAAGATCGCTTGGGCGACTCCCCCTCACGCCTACAAAGATTGGAACGATTTCATTTCCTCTACATCTAAAAAAGAAGTAAGGGAGTATTTCCTAGAAAACATTTACCCTGCGTATGAAGATTTTGTTGTGTCCACGCTCAATACTAGTGTACCGCCACGGTAAACCTAGGGGAGTATCGAGTCTCCGTAAAGACATTGTACTTTATTTGAACTTCATAGATTCCCCGTGTGCCGCCCAAAATATCCTCTGAGTTCTTAGCAGTAATGTTCCCCGTATCCCATAGGTAGGAAATCACATTCTCTGTGTTCATGTTGATACTACCAGAGGTATCTGAAAAGTCCTGAATAACAACTCTTGAGGTTAGATCGGGACTTTCGTTGAGTTTAGTGATCTTCATCTGAACATCGGAAAGTAATCCCGAGTCCTGCAAGAGAGTTGTAAGCTCTTGGTCTGTTCTGCGATTTTCAGTGGAGTATTCCGTGGTAATCTTCAGTCTCTCGTTCGACCCTACAGGAATGTACTTGTTCTTCATTTCGTGAGTAATTGTAATTAGGGGAAGCTCGGTAAGAGCAAACGCACCTTCGTTGAATAACTCAAACTGATTGACAAAGGTTTTTGCTAAACTTCCAGAGGTGGCTACAACTGTCCATACATCCAGATAGTTACCTATTGCAGAAGCTCCGTTAGAGGAAGCGGCTGAACCATACCAATCGTAGTATTGCTCACTCGGAGTTAGAACTACGGCAAAATGACCATCACCAATTTTATAAATGCCACTTGCGTTTGTGCCGGGGGTATAAGCGGAGGGGTCTAGAGCATTCTGAGGATCTGGATCCTGCGACCCTCCAGTTGTGTTCGTGAAAATAAAGCTCGCGCTTGCGTTAGCGGAGGAAACTTCAATCTCGCCGTATGTGGGAGAACCTAGTTCGCTATCAACAAACGCTGTAATGTCGCCATTACTGGAGTCTGGAAAGATGTGTACTGAGCAAACCTGATAAGGGTCTTGTAAGATACCATCCTTTACAAACAGAAACTCCAAATAAGCCTTGCTGTTTGGGCTTGGTCGGTCGTAACGCTTTACTACAACATAATTGTTGATTTTCGCCATATAGTTATTTAGGTCTTGAGTTTTTCTATTTCTTCATTTTCGCGCCGCCTCTCATTTACAAGCATCATAATGAAGTCGTTTCTCTCCTCACCCGTCATCTCTTTCACATCTTGGTAGGTAAAGTTACAGTGTTTAACTAGATTATATGCTTCTTCTGCTAGAGATTCAAATCTGTTCTCTAGCTCGGTGAGAAAAAATCCTGGTTTAGATCCACCTCCCCAATAACTGGCTTCTTGCAGCTTGCACAGAGGTAGTTGATTCTTTGATCAAGACCAAAAGGAGAGTTGAATACCGCACGGACTAAGGTAGAAACATCTCTTACCGTGGTATGCTTTAAAAACCCTTGGATAACGAACTCATCACGCTCGCCTCCGATACTTATGATAACAGAGTGTAAGTTATCCATAATCCCATTCATTGATGCAAACTGCATTTCATGGGCTACGCGGGGAGAGACATACTTGACCTCTTGCTCCGAATCTGGGAGGACAAGAGTAAAAGGCTCAGAGTAATCATCACTTGCATAGTTTACGGGAATTTCACTGATTTTTAGAGAGAGGTTGTTTTTCTCTCCGCAGTTAGTACAGTCAGAGGTAATTTTGTAAACATCCCCATATGATAACCTACGAATGTGAAACAAAAGAAAGTTTTTATCAGACAGGGTAAGGTCTTGATAGTTGATACCTTCAATACAGTTGGATAACATTTGAGCTATAACTTTCATTCCGTCGCCCTCACTCCTTACACTTCTGAGAGCCTTTTCTTCCTCAAAACGAAAAGGTCGGATGCGTACCATTTCAGGGGCTGCTACATATGCTTTGCCACGACTTGGTAGCTTGATTTCAATCCATCCAGTTTTACCTTTGGTCTTTTCCAGAAGTTTCTCTAAGGTCTCCTTCATCGTGCCATCAGCCCCCGTTACCACTGGTTCCTCAGATTTAGCAGAAGGTTTAGTGGGCTGTTGGGTTGTAACTTCTGGACTTCTTGCCTCTAGTTCAACATTTTCTCCTGGCGTAAAACCTTGCTCTTTAGCAAATTCCTGTGCCATTTCAATGATAGTTTTTTCTTTTTCGCTCATAGTGTGCTTTAATAGGGTATATGGCGCGTCTTGTTATTGGAAATCAAACAGGAGTTTTAGAAAGTGATAACGCAAAGCTAATGAAGGCTCTGCGTGAAAAATACACTTTTAAAATTCCTGGTGCTGAGTATTCCAGGGCATATAAAACACGCCGATGGGACGGCAAAACATCCTTCTTTACTCCTACTGGTAGGTTTGGAAGCGGTATGGTTTATCACCTCATCAACGACCTTGAATATATAGAAGAACCCTACGAAATAGTAGATAATCGAACCGATGTCGATGTTGGAGACTTTGCTATAGATGGTGTTGAATATCGAAAATACCAAAGAGATTCTATTGAAGAATGCTTAAAATACAAGAACGGAATTGTACTAGCCCCTACTGGATCTGGTAAAACTATAATCCTTGCGGGATTATTAAAGTCATTAGAGAAAGAAACTGGACTAATATTTTTTACAAAAAAATCTCTTTTAAAGCAGACATACGATGAATTAACTAAGCTAGGATTTGATGTAGGGGTTGCGTTTGGAGATGGAGTTGATATTAAACCCATCACGCTTTGTACCATACAATCGGTTGAGAAAGTTATAGATACGCATTTAAAGACTTCTACTTTCATCATGTTTGATGAAGTGCAGGAGTTTTCCAAAGGCAAACTAGCTTCAAAGGCCGTAAAATCATTTCCAAACGCATCCTATCGTTTTGGATTTACAGCTACCATGCCAAAAGATCCTATCTCTAAATTAAACATTATTAGCTATCTCGGTCCAACAAGGGATACCGCTGATGCTGTTTCACTTGCAGATATGGGATATCTTACTCCTCCTTGCATTCAAATTGTTAAGATGAAGTCTGATCCTACTATTGATGACTTAGATCTTTCTTACCCGGAGGTGTACGATAAGTATATCACGAACAATAAGAATCGTAATGACTACATTGCGAACATGGTAGAAAAAATTCGTGATAAGCCAAGTAAGACATTGATCATTACAAAGAATCTAGATCATGCTAAAGCATTAAATAGGTTAATCCCTGGTAGCCACCTATTGATGGGTAAGAATAGTTTGGATGAGCGCGATGAAAAAGTTAAGGAATTTATAAAGGAAGAATCCTCTGTTCTGATTGGCACGGTCATTTTTCAAACAGGAATAAACATTCCTGAGATTACTCACCTAATCAATGCCCGTGGATTGAAATCAGAAGTAGCTACCTTACAGGCGGCTGGACGCGCACTTCGCAGACACGATAGCAAGTCTCAAGTTTATATTTATGATTTTATTGATGACGCTCCGTACCTACTCAAGCACTCCAAGCAAAGGGTGAAATCCTACAAAAGTCTAGGCTTTGAAGTCTATTTAATTGATGAAAACCAAAAACCAAGAGAATAATAAATATGAACTTCACATCAAAGATGTGGAGTGGCTACGAAAGATATCCAGTGAACTGGAGGATATCTCTGATAATGGCTCAATCTCAGAACACACTCTAAAAAGGCTGGCTAATGCCGCAAATGAAATTGATGAGATTGCGGATAAAATGCTTTGGAAGATAATAAACCTTCTAAAAAATAATACTATTTTAGAAGAAGTTTAAAGCCACCCATTATTCGACGCCCAAGCCAAAAGTTTACCTAGAGTTGCTAAAAAGCCGTACCCTACAACAGAGAAAATAGCCCAAAATATCTTACCATATCGAATCCTCAACTCTTTTAGTGTTATTTGTTGAGGACTAGGGGAAGGACTCTTAAACGCATCATGCCTATTTATTTGGGATATGAAGTATTTAAATTTACCATCACTCTCTCGGATAGGAATTACCTTTAGCAAACACCTAATTACCGATTGTCTTTTGGTAATGTAAGACTTTTCCATAATGTAAAAGTCTTTTACACCCGCTATTAGAAGCTGTGACTCCGCTTCGTCCGCTCTTCGGTCAGAAGGCACGGTTACATCTTGAAATCTCAACTCCTTTAGTTCCGTCTCAGTGTAACCTAGTAGTTCACATAAGGCAGGGTTCACAAAGTCAAAATGACCAGATTCATTAACAATGGTTAGTCCGACAATTGAGTTGTCCCATAGTTCATGGAGGATTTTAACCCTTTCCTCATTTGTCATGTTTGAGTTTACTACCATTTGAAGCCCTACTCTTTAGCATCCTCGTCTGACATGAGGGAATCCAGGTCTAAAGAGTCTAGGATGTCCGCAAGTTCTTTGGTTATATCTTTCCCAGAACGAAGCTCCGCTCCCAAATCCAAAGAGTCATCATCTTCTGACTCATTAGATTCAGCGGTCATTGCGCCGCCGTCCTCTTTTTCTGACTTGCCGCCCTCCTTCTCGTCTTCATCTTCGTCTTCGTCTTTCTTCTTCTTGTTACGGAGGTTCTCTAGATCCTCGTCATCAATGTCACCGTCTTTGTCGGTGTCCATCTCTTTCGACTGCTCAGGTGAGAGCTTCTTCTCTTGGACTACTTCTTCCTCTTCGGATGATTGGTCTTTTTGCTTTACGGTATTATTATTGGTCGTGGCCTTCTTGGCGTCTGCCGCCTTCTTGGCGTCTGCCGCCTTCTTGGCGGCTGCCGCTGCCGCCTCCTTGCGAGCCTGTTCGATTGTCTTACGCCCCATGTAGTCTCTACCTCCGGTAGCTACAACCTCTTCATACCCCTCTTCTTCTAGAACTTCTTCTAGAGAGACGAACTCTTGGGTGGCAAGATTTATACCCGCCTTGCGGAAAGTTTCAATAATAAGTTCAGCAACATCTAAAACTTGAACGCCTCCTTTTTTGTCCATCAAGGTTGACATTTCCGTTAAAACATCCCCAAGAATACCACTGTCACATTCTTCTGATAGCATTCCGAAAACTTCGCCGTGAATTTGTGAGAGTCCTTTGAAGGAGGGGACAAACTTAAGACTCTGCATATTAACACCATACTTGGCATTTAAAGTATCGGTTATAGCTTCTTTTAGTGGCTTTTTTATTTCAAAGAGATCGTTTACAAAATCTTTGATTTCCTTTTGGGAAATTGTCCCAGGGTCATTTACTTCAAAGGTTGATTCCATAACTCGGACAAGTTCCGACTTATTCGCCAGGGCTAAGTAGGGAATCTCCTTGACAGCGGCGACCAAAGCTTCGTAAACCTTCTCAGGCTTTGCGTAAACTGTGGAAGCGAGATTAGCGATAGCACCATTAGTAGCCCACATAGAAGCAAAGCTTTCCTTAGATTCTAGAAGCTCTTTACGGATAAGCTCTTTATTACAAAGCATCTCATACAGGGTCTTTTTGCTGTTAGGCTCAACCACAACCATACCAGAATCGTCTAGATCCTCCAATTGAAGTTTTGGCATATCGTAAGCGTGCGATACCCAAGCAAGAAGGCGCAAGCCTTCCATTATTTTATTATTTTCAAACAAACTCTCTGATTTTTCTGCTACAAACTTCTCAAAGATTGGAAGTGCCTCTTTGAACTTATCCCAAGTTTTGGTTTCGACGATATTATAAGTTTCACCAAACCGTGCTAGTTTCTTTTCTAGTTTGCGGCGAGTCTCATCAATTCGGCCCCGTGAGGAAAAGGTTTCCATTAAAGATTGGAAGGAGTCCTCCGCACGGTCGTATTTACTTTCGTGAAGGGATCGAACAAACTCAGAGACCTTGTTAGATGCCATCTCATCAATTTTTTCGTCAGAGTAAAGATCATCAATCTCTGTAACCATGAAGTTTTCTAAAATTAGTTTACCTTTTTCATAGTCATATGTGCATTCGATTATATGATTTTTTTCGGAAATAAATGAAACCTCCGATTTTGAATCATCTATATTGAAAATGACAAGATTTTCTCTGAGTCTACGACCCAAATAGTCTGCTGCTTCATTTAATGATACGAAGCTCTTATCGCGGGAAACAAAAATATCGTTGAAATCCATAATGGTGTGTATTGTATATAGAATTTGTAGAAAAGAGGTTTAGAACTATTTAGCCGCTGGTTCCGAAGAAGGAGTCCCGTCAGGCGGCATTTCTACGGGTTCTTGGTTTGGAACAGGGGCTTCTGGGCCAGGAGGCTGCATCTGCTGTTCTTTTTCCATCTTCTTTGCCATCTGCTCTTCCATCTGAGTTTGAACTTCTTCAATATTCCCTTCGGTCAAATCGAAGTAGTTTTCATAAATCCAGGTATCCGGGAACAACTCTAAAGCTTTCAATGACTGCACGGTGCGAATCTTTTGCTCATCGAGTTCCAGTCTACGCTTCTCTGACAGGTCTGAGGGAGGAGCCAAGGTTACCTTTACAGAACGATAGATTGATGTCGGAACTCCTTTTAGGTCCAAGTGACGGCGGACAAGAACATTGAGGCTTGTCTCAATATCCCTTTGAACACGAATAATTGCTTTCGCAAACTTCATGTCTAGTTGGCTTAGGTTTGCCTTTCTTTCTGGGGATTTATCTTTTTCAACAATGAAGTCCTTTGGAATCTTCATAGCCGCCAAAACTTTATCCCTAAAGTACCTAACATCATCAATCTCGCTTAGGTTCTGCGCTCCAGGAAGAACATCAATTTTTCCTCCTTTACCATTCCTTACGGGAACATAAAAATCCTCGTCTGGTGCTGTGGCGTTGAACTTAGAATCTGGCTGATTGTAAGACTGACTAAAGTAGTCTTCTTTCTTGAACTTTGCTTTTTGTCTTTCGATAAACGCCTCAACCTTACTGGAAGGCATATTACCTGTCTCAAAGTAAAATACTCGGCGTTCAGGAGCGCGATGCAATCTGTATATAAGCATAGCATCCTCTAGCATTCTCAAAGACTTCCATGACCGTACAGCGGGTGCAAGGATCGACTTTCCATACGGATAGTAGTTTGCGTCAGAAGTAAACAGGCGGAAGTGGACAATTTGATTAGGATCTAGATCAATTTTGTTTTCCGGGTTTGCTACACCTACATTAGCTGAATCCATCATGCCTCCTTCTTTTGCAGAAGGAACCTCTTGGACAAACCCTTTTAGGTAACCATATTTGTCTTCCTTGCGGTAAACATAGTTAGGGTTGAGGATTTTGATTCTTTGAATCCCTGCATCCTCGTTGTTTATGTCTACGATATTTTCTATAAAACACTCGCCGTACTTCACGACATTTCTTGAAATATCCCAAATAAATGTCTCTAGCTCACAGCTTTCAAACAAATCTTCGACCATTACCTTTACGATATCGTCAGGCGCGTCAATTTTGAATAAGCTGCCTCCAAGATGCTCTTGAGTGCAATCATCTGCGTAAATATCCAAGGAAGCACCAATTTCAGGAAACTCCTCCATCTGCTCGTAATCTCGATACCTACGCTTTCTGTGATATTCAAGTTGTGGTAGGGTATTGTATTTCTTGCTGACTCCCATTCCCGCGCCAGTATCACTAGCGGTAGGGGTTTCGTGTGTCGCCGCATCGCCCCTTAGACTAGGAAGTGGAGGTCTTCCTGGTCCTTGTAGTCTATCCTTCCTTCCAAACTTCTTGCGAAACCAAGCAGTAAACCTTCCAGGGGGAGGCGCACCTTGCATTGATCGAGTTGGGGGGAACTCCGTAAAGGATTCCTGTAAGTTATCTTTATTGTTTAAATCCATTTGAGATACTCTTTCATTAAGTCTTTATTGGGATTTGCGGTAGTCGGCCCCATAAGCGTCCATTCTCTCTTTTTATCTAGTCTTTCCATATCAGGTAATGAGTCTTGAATATCTTCCATCAAAAAAGCGGCTAATGCCAAGCTCATTACTAGGTCATCGTTGTAACCTTTTTCTGCTTCTAGTTTACCGCTGTTGGATATAATAAAAGTAGAAAGCTCATCGAAAGTTCTTTTGGAGTTGATTTTTAGTTTTGAATTTGCGAGCTTCTCCTGCAAATAAGTAAGGATGGTTTCTTTATTTTTATTGTTTACTAGAAAGCCAAACTCACCTTTTTCATCTAACCACATATTGTCATACTCATGGTCTTCAAATAATGCACGAATAAGCTCCAACCCCAACACATTTCGTTCTGGGGCGACAAATGCTAAGTTGTATCTATTCCCCTCTTGGGCAATATATTTAGCAAAATCTGGAAGACTTACCGTATTACTATAAAACTCGGCGCATTGCTCTCCCGTGTACAAGTTTATAACATGAAATGCAGAGTGATCTCGCCCTCGCCCGTAGGAAGCATCCGCTGTAATCATATACTGAGCATAGGGTTCAGGATCTTGCCACACCCTCATCATACGATAATATTTCTCGTAATACTCCTTGCTAGTATGATCTCTTATCTCCCGTAAAACATCAGACTTAATAAAGGTGTCACCAGTTCCTAAGAACTCCCCTTCCACTTCTTGCAGCCAACCTTTCTCGCCCAGGTTAGCTTTTGTGGTCTTAGCCCACTTCTCATTGTAATCTGGATGTTCATTCCAGTGGATTCGTATAATGTGGAACTCATTTTGTTTAAGTTCTGCTTTCCTATACAAGTCATAATACAGGTTACCCATACCATTTACAGTAGAGATCATTACAACCTCGCCGCCTGTCGATACAGTGGGGTAAACTGCTTTCCAATAATCCTCCATCCCATCAATGAAGGCGGCTTCATCAACAATCAAAATTGATACTGGTTGCCCTCTACCCGCACCCGCTGGCTGTGATTTAATCACACTACCTGTGGATAGTTTAAGGGTATGTTGATTTTCTTTTATTGCCTTTGGTTTAAGCCATTTAGGTAAATCATGGTACATTTCCTTGGCTCTATCCAAGAAATCTGTGGACTCCCGCTCTCCAATGGAAACTACAACGATATTCTTATTCTTCTTGAATATGGCGTACCATAAAGAATAAGCAGCACAAATGGTCGTGATTCCAGCTTGACGAAACTTCCGAGTGATAGAGAATCGGTTCGCCATAATCTCCCTCAAAAGTCTTTCCTGAAATTTGTATAAATTGAAGGAAATACGACCTTTAACTGGGTGAGTGATGTAAACATACGAACGAATGAAGTAAACCGGATCCTCCGAACACCTCTTTAATTCGTTCCTAATTTCATCTGGAGTCATATATGTTATATACTGAGCCTTATCAAGTTTTTGTCCCGGTAAAAGGGGAGCCTGAGAAAGACCAATGGTTAAAGTCTGAAAGGGGCGATATTTTCACACAACTTTCTGCAAAAGTGAATAATATTGTTGGAGCAGGGTCTATGTTCAATGTGTTTGAACAGGCCAAGGAAATGGTGTCCAGCATGGATGATTCCACGATTTGCATTTTCGCGCACGATGATCTGAAGATTTTAAGCAGCGCGGAATCCATTGTAGAGATTATGGAAACCGTATTTTCAGGCGAGGACACTGGATTTATCGGATTGGCAGGATGCCGAAGACTAAGAGGTTCCGCAGTTTGGTGGGATGGCTTGAAGGAAATGAACCCAAATCATCTGGACAAAACTAACCTTCGTGGTATGATACTTCACGGGAATAGTATTTTTGAGATGCATCCTACTTACTACGGAAACTTCGGGCAGTGCCAAGTTCTAGACGGTGTTTTCCTAGCCACAACTAAAAAAACTTTGGATAGCCTAAATGTAAGTAAACCGAAATACTTTACTGGAGATTGGGACTTTTATGATATCTACTTAACATTCCAAGCAGATATGCTGAAACTCAAGAATTTTGCAGTGCCTATCTTAGCTGTTCACCAGTCTATGGGGGATGGTATTTTGAGCGACGGCTGGAAAGAAAATAGAGAAGCCTTTGTACAGAAGTTTGGGAAGTTTTTAGGGTAGTGCATGGATAATAGGTACGGTAAGGTTTATTCGTAAAGTTGGGATTTCTATATATCCAATTTCACTCATGAGCCTCTCTGTCTCACTACTAACTTCATCACAGTGAGCGAACAAGGTCCAGTCTGATACTTCCATCATGTACTCAAATGTTTTTTTAAGCATACTTAAATAATTAGTTGGCTTGGTTTCCTCGTCTGAACTTACCACAACAATATGCTCGCACTTTTTAAGCGCGGCTGAGAGTATGTCCTGGTCCATCTCAGAGAAGGTTTTTATGTAGTCTTGCGTGGGGAGGACCATAGTTACCTTTGAGTTCAAAAGAATAAAAGGTAAACAGTTCATGATTACTCCTGGGGTGGGACACAAAAGAATCTTTTTTGGTTTTTTACTTTTTATGCAATATAGTAATCTTCGGATAGCGGATTCTGCCCTACTAGAAATAAGCTCATCTAGACTATGAGGAAACGCAAAGTCTCCTATAATCGAAACCACTCCTTCATTTTTTAGTTCTACTTGTTCACTCATAAGGTATATTATGTTACAGTGTAATATGTTGAGGAGTTACCAAAATAAGTAAAGATTTAAAATTGTTCATGTGCATAATATTACGGCTAAGATTGTGTTCTCAGATAATTAAAAATGGCATTGTAAAACGGCTTTCTTTCCATATCGGGAGTAGCTCCCCAAGGTAAAGGATATTCGGTAGAGATATTCGATCCATTCCTTTCGTGCAACCAAGTGTAACTATCACTATTTCCCCAAAAAGCAATGTGAGAAATTTTTTCTCTGTGCGTGTACAAAACTTCGATGTACTCTAGAGCTAGGTCATATTGTTCTTGGAGTGAAGCACCAACCGTGCCGAAGTTCTCAATTGAAATATCGAACTCTGAGAAAGCAACCTTACATCCTATCGCATGGGCAGAGAGGATAAATGCTTCCAAATCCGCCGCAGTTGGAGTAAAAATGTTCCCAGCTGTATTTATGTGCGCTTGCTCTGCGATGACATCAATCGTGGCTCCAGCATTATTTAAAGCCTGAACAACTTCAATCGCAGCAACTCCCTTCTCGCGCCCAACCAATCTAAAATCATTAAAACAAATTTCACAATCGGCGGGAAGCAGAGCGCGAACATAAGCGTGATTACTCGCTAATTCTGATATGGAGAACACAGGCCAGTCTCCATCGGAAGCAATATAATCTTCTGGATCGCCAGTTAAGTCCTCAGGACCATTAATCGTTGGGTCAAGTATTTCGTTCCAAACATCAATCCATCTGACATTCGGAAACCTAGAAAGCATTGTGGTAGCATGAGACTCAAACGCGGCAACTCTAGATGGAATATCGAATACTGGGTAATCTTTTGGAACTTTGTCTGTCCGCAACCAAGCAAGGTTATGCATCTTAAAAGGTAGATTGTTGTTTTGGGCAAAGGCATAAGCAATATCAGCGTTAGAAAAATCGTATCCATTTGAAATTCTCGCGCCGATTAATACTGATTTCCATTTCATGAAGTTTCCAGTTAGCCAGCCATTTGACTCGTCTAGAATCAAACTAGAAACATTACTATCATTAACTAATTCTTCATTAGCCATAGTTAGAAATTGAAACGGAATCCTACCATCATCGTAAAAACCTTTTAGACGGTTTGGAAATGTTACTGATTTTGTAAGTCTTTTACGAATGCTCATTATTATCCTACGAAGTATATTCAAGGCACTTTATTTATGCCTTTCGTCATCCTCAAAAAACTTATTTAGACCCAAAACATTCAGGAGTTTCTCATGACCCCTTAGAACTCTGGTGGAGGCTATAAGGTGGTAGACTCCATATGCTTCAAAGGAGTCCTCTTGTACTTCGTGAACCTCAAATAAAGTGTTTTGGAACTTAGTAAACACTATATCCCCAGTTTTAATCTCTCTTCCTAGCTGATGATAGCAATCATCTTTATTAAATGTGAAGACTGCATCCTGAGTCATCTCAATGCCAAACTGCGCGAGCGGTTCCTCAAACATACGGGGGTCGTAGTGAGCATCGCAAATAGCTGGATTAGGATCGTATACCTTTAATGTATCCTCATCAAGAACATCGTCATAGTTGTCTGTTCCTGTGTATCGGTAAACGAGGACAGGAGACCCTGCTAGACGGATAAGCTCACTATCAATGCGATTGAAAAACCCAATATCCGGGTTATCCATATCATACATCCGAAAAGTATCACTTTGAGGTGACAGGTACTTATCAATATTTTCTTTTGATCTTGTTCCCTTGAATCGGTCTCGCTTCGCCATACCGTATCTAGGTTAGCAGTGCCACTTCCGAAGGGATTTGTTGATACGGCTATCTGGATCGTTGGCTGTTTTCTTGCTCGTGAGCTTCTTCTTCATACCTGACATTCTTCGGCAAAAGGAGGCACGACGCTTGGCTGCTTTGGAACCT